CTTTGGAACTAATATGATCATTAGGTTTTTGAAAAAAAGAACCGTGCTTCGGACAAACAATCTCGACTTTAGTATAAGAATTAACATAATTCACTTTACTATAATCATATTTATTATTATGTATTACGTTCACCTTATCTATAAATTCTTTTAATCCTAATTCCGTAAACTTTTTAGTTTTTTCTACACCACATTTAGGACAACTTGAGCCTTTAATATGATGTTGTGGTAATTGATCAAATTCACCATGAATTGGACAAATAATTTTTACTTTCGTTAAATAATTTTTATACTTTGTTAAAGAATAATCATAAAAATTATTATGAACTATTTTTGCTTGATTTATAAATTCTTCAGTTGTTTTAGAACGTTTTCGTTTTGAACATTCAAAACAATCATTTCCATGAAGATGATTTCTTGGTGTTTGCTCAAAAATACCATGTGTTGGACAAATAATTTTAACTTTAGTATCTAAATTTTTATAATCAACTAATGAATAATCAAATTTATAATTATGTATTTTATTAAATCTTTGTATTAAATCTTCTTTTGATAATTTTTTCATATGTTAGAAATCTGAAATTTTAACTATAGACTCATTAATTTCTAAAAAACTTAATATCTTACTCTTGATATCAAAATCTTTATCTTTATATGACAATCTTAAAAATAATATTTTATTATTTTTACAGTAATCATTTTTTAATCTATCTCTAATCTGTATATCTCTAAAAACTTTATCATTAGTCATACCAGGAATTACTCTAAAATGTTGTTCACCATCATATTCAATACAACAATTCAGTTTAGGTAAATAAAAATCAAAAAATAATTGTCTTCTATATCTGAGATCAAAAAATGAATGTTGAGGAATAAAATCAATATTATGCAATTGTAATATATTATAAATAAATTTTTCATTTTTTGATTTTTTGCAAATTGGGCAACCTTGCTTAGCATTAACATGATCTCTTGGTCGTTGCATAAAATCACCATGTATCGGACATGTTATTATAACTTTTTTTCTACCATTTATATAAACGACTTTATCATAATTATATTTATCTTCATGTACTCTTTTTGCGTTATTTATAAATTGCTCTCTTGAATATGTCACATCATCAATAGCACACCGTTTACAACCTCTTCCTTTATTTATATGCCAATGTAATGGAATTCTAAATATTCCATGTTTTGGACATATAATATCCTGATATTCATTCATAGAATTATAATTCGTTATCAATGAATATTCATATTTATTATTATGAACTTTATTAGCTCTATTAATCAATTCATGCAAATCATTTCTTTTAGACATATACATTATATATAAAAAAAGAGAGGAATAAATCCTCTCTTTTTTTATAATCTATATTTATTACTGTTAGATAAGAACACCTGAAGTATCAGTAACTCTAATGGTCATAAACTGTTTCCATGGGAAGAATCCGATATCAGCAATTGCATATCTTGAACGGATTAACATTCTTGGAGCCCAAGTAGCTTCTGAGATCAGTTGAATCGATTGAGCCATTAAGTAAGGTACGAATACTAAACCTGGTTGGTCAATACTATTCTTTCTTCCTAAGAAGATACGGTTGTCATCCCATCTTTGATATGGATCAACATAAATTGAAATGTTACCAACATTACCCATTGGGAATAATTGACCATTTGCATTTAAGTTGGATTTAACTGGGTTAATTGTATAACCAGCAACATCTTGAATAACGGAAGCTAAGTTACCGTTGGTGATAAGATATTGAGCAGGTCCAACACGACCTTCAGTTGTGATAAAGTTAGAAGCGTTATTGATTTTAGCAATAAGTTTTCTTTGAATTGAGTGAGTTGTTTCACCACCTGGGGTAGCTGCACCAACTGCTAAATAGGTATCAATGTTGAAGTCAAATTTTGATACACCAGCGACTTGTGGAGTTGTCCAAGCGATTCTGTTTTTGTCAGCGAGTTCAGTAACTTTAGCAACAATTTGTTTTGAAATTGTTTGAGTTAATTCGTTAACTAAAACGGATTCTAATTTTTGAACGATATCCATACCAGTAGCGGCTTTAATATCTTCAATTTGGGTTCTCTTCAATGATGATGAGATTTCGATGTCACCAACTTGAATTGTTTTGGTGAAGATGTCTGGTCCAATAACGTTTGGATAAGTTCTTTCATCTTCGTCACGAGTCATAGCTCTGTTAACATACCAACCAGCTGAGAAGCCAGGAATATGATCTTCAAGTAATGAAACTAAGTCAATTGTTACACCAGTTAACGCATAGTTAGTAACAACTGCTGCTGTGGTAGCAATTTGCATTAAAACACCGCAGTTCAAAATGTCAGCAATTGCGAATGCTGCTGTTGGGAAGGTGTTTCTATCATCAACAAAACCCCAACCAGCGTTATTAGCGCCTGGGTTAAATTGACGGAAGATTCTAAACATTGGATAACCATTAATACGTGACCATCCTAAGAATTCCATCCAACCTTCTTTTTTAGGAGAAGTTGCGTTTTGTGGATAAGCTGTTAAGGTAGGATCATAGTTTTGAATAGTTGAAGCAGCTGCAACTGGTGATAAGTCAAAATAATCATCAACAGTACCAGCAGTACCAGCAACTTGACAAGCCAATGTACCACCTGATAAGTGAACATAAATAGGATTGGTTAAACCACCAACTCTTTCTCTTACTGGCTCACTATTAGCATCCAATTTGGTTGCCATAGCAGCTTTAAGATGAGTATTAAGAGTTGTTAAACCACCTGAAAGGTTCATTTGGAACATAATTGGTCTTTCATCTTTCAAAGTTGAATCTGCTAAGTTATCATATTTAAAATCTACGAATAACATGTCAACTTTTGGTGATGAAGCTGGTTTAACAGCTACTAAATCAAGACCAATAGTTTGAGCAGCGATTTTCATTGAAACTGGAAGAAGATTTTGTCCGATGTCACCAGAACCAATTCCACCAGCTGTTCCAAGTCCATAATCACCCCATACTAAACCAGGAGTTGTTGAAGGTTGAGCTGCTTGAACAGCGCCCATACCGTTAAGGTTGCCTAAAGTTGAATAAGCAACGTTTTCATTTAATGAATGCATTTCTGCATACTCAGCCATCCAATCTTGTCTGTAAGGATCTTGAACACCAAGGGATTCCAATACAGGCTTCCATTTTGCGACAGCTTTTGTTTTGTCAATTAATAAATTCATTTTTAATTTTTATTTTTTTTAAGACAGAGTCTTTGTTTTTCAGTATTTATATATTCTTTAAAAAATCTCATTTTTTTCTATTTTTGTGATTATTAAGAATTTAATTTATTAAATACTGATTTGAAATGATCTAGTTGATTATCAGTAAGTTTTGAACCATCAACTAAACGATTTTCGGTAATTAATTGTTTTGAAGGTTTTTCGTTTGTGTACCTCTCTAGATCACGACTATACCAGAAACTCTCAAATTTTTGTACTGTATCTAAGGCAGGGAATAATCTTGCAGTTGCTAAAATATTATTTTTAACATTTGTATCGAGTTTTTCCCAAACTGGTGTTAATTCTGAAGGCATAGCTTCGACTAATAATTCATTGAAAGTTTTCTTCTTTGGAGAAAGAGCTTCATTCATAATAGCAAGAACTTGAGCTTCGCTTGTGTACTTGCCTTCGCTTTCTTTTAATGCGAATTTAACTTTGGTTTTATCCTCATTAGATAAAGCAAAGTAAGCTGCTTTTCTTTTTTCAGTTAAAAACATCAAGAAATGTGGTTGATCTTCTTCTGAAGCTTTTCTTTTTTTAGTTTCTAAGATCAAATTATTTATACTTTCTTTAAGTGATTTTTCAACGTTACCAAATCTACTACCTAATCTGGTTAATTTAGATTCGTGTACTTCGATTGGTTCCTCTTGTGTATCTAATTGTACTACAATTAAACCATTTTGAGGATTTGTTGCGAGAACTTCACCGGTTTGATCACCTATTGCAACAGTTTCACCAGGAATTGGTAAACTCATTTCTTCTTCACCTTCTACTGGTTCTTCTACTGGTTCTGGTTCTTCAATTGGTTCTTCAATTGGTTCTTCAACTGGTGCTGGCTCTTCAATTGGCTCTTCAATTGGCTCTTCAATTGGCTCTTCGCCTGGTGCTGGTTCTTCAACTGGTTGTTCAACAACTTCTTCACCTTCGATTTCTTCTCCTTCTGGAGTTTCTTCGTAGTATTGATTTACATCAATTTCTTCTTCTTCATTAACAAATTTAAAATCTTCATTGATTTTTCCAGATTTTAATTGTTCGGTTAAGAGTTTTGAACTTTCAATAGTTTTATCAAGATTTTCAGCAATATAATTTGTGTAAGCCATCGCATCATCTAAATTTTCAGCTACATATTCTGAGTATGAAATATTATTATCTACATGCTCAGCAAGGTATTCTGAATAAGCAATTGAATTATCAAGGTTTTCTGCAACATATTCTGAATAAACAATTGAATTATCAAGATTTTCAGCTAAATATTCTGAATAATCAATTGATTTATCAAGATTTTCAGCGATATACTCTGAATAAACAATTGAATTATCAAGACTTTCAGCTAAATATTCTGAATAGTCAATTGATTTATCAAGATTTTCAGCTAAATATTCTGAATACTTAATGTTTTTATCAACATGTTCAGCAATATATTCTGAGAAATCGATATTTTTATCTAATGTCTCAGCGATATACTTACTATAGTCGATTGATTTGTCAAGATTCTCTGCTAAATATTCAGAATAGTTACCTATTTTTTCAATATTTTCAGCGAGATAATCGTTGTGCTTAATTAAATCGGTCGTAGTCTTTTTCAATTCTACGTTTTCGTTAACAACAAATTGTAACTTCTCTGCTAAATAATCTAAATAGTTAGCAATTTTTGATTGTTGTTCGTGTAATTTTTCATAATAGCCTAACATATTCTCTAATTTAGCAGGGTCAAAATCAGTTTTATCTTTGATAGCTTCGTTGATTGTGGTTTTAAACTTTTCT